GTGCACCCGTGCATCACCGTACACCAATGCATCACCGTGCACCCGTGCATCACCGTGCACCCATGCATCACCGCCCACCCGTGCATCACCGTACACCTGTGCATCACCGTGCACCTGTGCATCACCGTGCACCCGTGCATCACCGTGCACCCGTGCATCACCGTACACCCATGCATCACCGTGCACCTGTGCATCACCGTACACCCATGCATCACCGTACACCTGTGCATCACCGTACACCCATGCATCACCGTGCACCTGTGCATCACCGTACACCCGTGCATCACCGTACACCTGTGCATCACCGCCCACCCATGCATCACCGTTGTGACACAAATTACCTTCATTTCTAATCCATCCGCCAAGGTCCCCCTTTTTTACTTTGGCAAAAGACTTTTTCGCGCGTATCCTATACAAAGATGCTCCAGACACCTCGCCTGTCATTTCAAACTTATCATTGCTCATATCCATCTCCTATTAATCAACCACATGTCAATGCCGACAGTAACTATAACGGCAAGCACCGTGAGGACTGTAGTCATTTGATTGCCCCTCTAAAATCCCGGCATTCCCTGGATATGAATTCGTTCCAGCTACCGCACATCGCTACTTCTGACACCAGCAGCATGCACACATTTAGGAGGACTATAAATGCGATAGCTGAAACTACCACGGCTAGTTTATCCCTCATGATGCTCCTCCGGAAGCGGCGTATCAGCATAGTCGATAGCTTCCCCCCACTCCTCCCATTCAACATCGATACCATCAACTGATGGCTTGAGCTTTTCCAGCATCAGGATAGCGTTTAATCGGCATGACTCCTGAAATCCATATGTAGGCGCCAAGGTTGCCGCCCTATTCCAGTAGACGGCACTCTCACCATATTGCCCACAACCGGCTGCTTTCAACGCTTTGGTTGTTATGTCAGAGCATACGTTAATGAAGCCTTCTGCCGTTCTGCTGTCCTGAAAACGATTTGTATATATTACTGATCCCATGATGTACTCCTTAGTTAAAACCTTCGATAAACTTCCTAGTCTCTTCGGCGGTATTTAGGCTCCCCATCATAAGCAGCCCCACCCCAAGTTGAATACCGGCGTGTCCTTCGGTTTCTGGGTGCTTACTCAGGTCGCTTCCCATTGAAGCAACTGCGTTAGCAAATTCTCCATTGTTGACGTATTCCAGTGCACGATTCTTGCACCACTGTAAATGTTCTTCTCTGGTTTTCATGTTATTCCCCTTGATGGTTAAAACGTGGTATCTTTAAATATGGCACCATTGAGGTTGGCACCAGCAAGATCGGCGCTTCGAAGATCTGCACGAGAAAAATCCACGTCGCGAAGATCTGCTCCACTCAAGCTCGCTCCCCTTAAATCTGCATGCTGGAGATTAGCCCCCCGAAGATTTGCATCTTTCAGGTACGCACCATTAAAGTCAGCATTCCGAAGATATACATCCCGAAATTGAATGTTTTTTAATAAATCTGCTTCACTTGTAAATATTACAGTACCATAAATGTCTTTTATTTCGATTTCCATGTTATTCCCCTTGGTTAGTTACTCAGTTTATCGGCCCTGGTGCCTGGATCTTTAGTCTTTTTTAAAAGTCTTTTATGTAATCCGGCTCCGGTGAATAAGACTCCCTTGTCTCGTCGTACTCGCCCTCATACCAGGGTTGCCCAAACAGCTGGCTGTATTTTTTCGGGGCGTGTTTTTTTACACACTCTTTTGCTTCTGATTCGACAATTGTGTCAGGCTCTCCATATCCCCAATCTAGTTTATATTTTCCTTCCGTTGAGATGTGCAAGATGTCTCCATTATCGAGTTTAATCTGTTGTGCTTGCGTCTTCATTGTATGTCTCCCGTTTCAGTTGCTAAAGTTATCGGCCCGGGTGCCTGGATCTTTAATCTTTTTTCCTCCACCCTGGAAACAATCATATACCCCGGTTGACAGACTGTCAACAACTATTTGACATTCTGTCAACGCGCCTGTAGTATGGAACCATGACAAAATCACACGCAGATATTATAAAGCTGTGGCCAGGTGTCAGAGACCTAGCTACTGACCTAGACGCAAAATACCACACCGTGCAGCAATGGAAACACCGTGATTGTATCCCTGCAAAACATTGGGTGCCAATCATGGCGGCTGCAAGGAAACGTGATATTTTGATCACTTATGAAATGCTAGCCAAGGGGGCTAATGATGGGTAGAAAGCCGATAAAACACTTGCATATCCCCAATGATGATACCGCCGCCGTAAAGGATCATGGCACTATACGGCTGGTTACATCAAAGGAGTTTGCGGACGATTACGGGGGCACAGACACGCTAATCGTCAACTATTGCCTGTTTACATTTGGTGGGGTAGTTGTTGGCGCCATGTCTGGATTCTTGCTGTGCAAATTTGTGATATAATTAAACTAATGACGGCTTACCAGATATTGGCCCATCTGGGACAGCCGGAAACCCATGCGCGGTTGCCGTCATTTCCTTCTTTGCTTGGGTGCTGAATGGGTAAAATAGATGGCTGCATTACCATACATAAAATTATTCCCTGCCGATTATCTGGCGGATACTCAACACTTGACCCTAGAAGAGCATGGCGCATATTTGCTCCTAATCATGAATTATTGGCAAACTGGCAACGCTTTACGAGCAGAAAGTCAACGGATTGCCAGCGTTTGTTCAACGTCCGTTGAAAATTGGTTGAAAATACGCCCAATACTATCGGAATTCTTTACAGAAACCACTGATCCAGCCACTGGGCACCTAATTTGGACACATCACCGTATAGAAGAGGACATTACCGCAGTTCGCAACAAATCTATAAAAGCGAGTATGGCGGGCAGAAAATCAGCCATGCAACGTGCTGAAATTAAAAAGAATTCGAACGAACGTTCAAAATCCGTTCAACGAAAATCCAACCATACAGAAGCAGAAGCAGATACAGATAAAAGAAAAATAAAACAAAAAGAAAATTTACAACCGATAACACCAAAAGGGCTTAATCAATCCGCCTGGGATGAATACACAAAATACAGGGCAGATAATAAAATCCGCAAACTTAAACCTGCCTCTGTATCAAAACAGCAGCGATGGCTTGTTGAACGTGGGGACACAGAAACACAACAGGCAATCGTCGATCAAACAATCCGTAATGGCCACCAGGGTCTATTCGAGGTAAACGGGAGCAACGGAAATGGAACTGCAAAAAAACAGAACGCCTCACAATTCCTCGACAACTGCATTGCATTCGCCAATGGAGGAACGGTGGATCGCTGCGATATTTTCGAGGATGCAATCAAGGTACCTGCACAAATGGTCAAGCGCATTTCCTGATGAACGGACACAAAAACTTGCGATGATTGAATGGGGCGATGCACTAGGCGGGCTGACAGGTGATGAGGTTAAACATGGATTTGCTACGTGGAAAGAAGAGTGGCCACCGTCCATGTGGGAGTTTTTCACAGCATGCCGTCCTCCTGTTAAACCAGCAAGCCACAGGGAGTACACGCCACTGCCGCCACCAGTTACCAACCATGGCCCTGCATCAGTCTCTCACTATGCACGAGAGATCGTGGAAACGCTAAAGGAGATCGATATGCTGCCGATAGATGGGGAGACACAGCATGATTACTGTATGCGGTGCAAAGTTAGATCACTGCCATCACTGCAGGAGTTGGCTAAATGACAAAGCGTGAATGGTGGAACACTCTCGACGATGCAGAGAAACGAGAGATTAAGGAATTAAGCGGAAAGCTGTATGAAGATTCAGACGAAACATTTAATCTTGAGTTTGTTAGAGCGAAACTAAAAGGGGATTAACGATGACTCTTGAAGAGGCAGAACTAAATATTGGCAGCTGGTTGTCTGCAGCACTAGACGATGACCTTATTTGTGATGGGATGAAGACAGATATTTTAAACTGGTTCGCTGCACTTGAAGAGAGGGATAAAACCGATCGGTTCGATCTGTGGAAAAAAGCTGTCGCGTCTGGGTTTGGTACATCATGAATCCTGAAAAAATCAAAGAACTAAAGCATGAAAGAGACCACGCACATAAATCATTGCTCGATGCTCCATCGCCACTACTCTATCCAGACAGATCAGGAGACTGGCTTGAACAGGCTCAGAGCCTTGTGATGGAATATGGCGAGTGGTATGAAAACTCTCGCGCTACTGCATTAAGTTTAATCCATAACGGAAAGCTATAGACCCAAACTACTGGAAACGGAGGCATGTAAATGTTGACTGATGATACAAAGCTTGCGTTGGAATCTCCTGCCGATGGAGATATGGCAAAGATCAAGGAAAAGTCGAAGATTATTATTGCACTGAAAGACAACGATAGGAAAAAATCATACAAGTATGTCCCTATGTGTGAGATAGGGTTTTTAAAATCCTATGTTGATAATCACAATAGTCGTATGTCACAGGCAGCACGCAGAAATAACAGTAACAACTCAAATTGGAGTTTTGCTAATGGGGTTAGGAGGCAGTACTGAGATGGACGATATCGTTAAAATCGGGGATGCCACTCTCTACCTCGGCGACTGCATGGATATCCTGCCGACGCTCGGCAAGGTCGATGCCGTGGTGACTGATCCGCCTTATGGGGTAAATCTAAATACTGATAATTCAAGATTTAGCGGTGGCACTGCTGGACATATAGCCAAAAGAGGGAATGATGTTGGTACGGCTAACGGTGAGCCAATTGCTGGAGATTCAGAACCTTTTGACCCTTCATTTTTGGTTGGCTATGGGGAGGAACAAATTATCTGGGGGTGGCATAATTTCCCAAACAAACTTCCTGCAGGAGCGTGTCTTGTATGGATAAAACGGCATGATGCTGCATTTGGTTCATTCTTGAGTGATGCGGAAACCTGCTGGTTTAGTCGAGGGCATGGTGTTTATTTGTACAAAGACATATCAAACAATCGCATTGCAAAAATACGGCAGCATCCGACCCAGAAGCCAACGGAGTTGATGCGGTGGTGTATGGGTAAACTCTTGAAAGATTGTTCAATCATCCTAGACCCCTTCATGGGCAGCGGCACAACCGGCGTGGCCTGCGCACACGAGCGCACCTTCATCGGTATCGAGAAGGAACCAAAGTATTTTGACATAGCATGTGAGCGTATCGAAGCCGCTTATGCACAGGGGAGGTTATTTTGAAAACATGTTGCTTTGATTACTGTGACAAGGAAGAGTGGAGCCGTACCCTATGCCGTCCTCATTACTACGAATACATCACAAAGGGCAAAGATAACTGCCGTGCGAGATTTCCTGATGGGCGAAGGTTGAACAATCGTAAAAATACAGATGATGAGGTTGAACTTGTCAGGAAGCTACATGATTATGGCGTGATGCCTAAACAAATCGCAGAGATTTTGAATATCCCGTATAACACGATACAGGGATATGTGTATTATACAGACAGAACTGGGGTGGAATTATGAGCAAAGACGATAAACATTACGATGAGGCGAGAAAAAAGAGCTCGTATACATTGGGGCGCGATGACGGGCGTGCATCAATGAAGCTGGATGTATTGTATTTGATGCGCTCATTCACAGGACGCGATTTTACGTTAGCTAAATTGGTTAAAGACATTGAGGATTTATCATGAATAAAGCTAATAGCCTTAAAATTAATTGCGATGAAATGAGTGGCTGGTTCACAGATCCACAATTAAGATGAGTCACGGAAATGCCAAAACGTATCCAAAGAAAACGTACTTCAGGGTGGCGGATGCCGGACAATGCTAAATCTGTGACGCGTCCGCATAAATACGGTAATCCGTTTGTGGTCGGCAGGGATGGTGGTGCCGATGAATGTGTTATGTTGTTTCGTGAGGCCGTTATAAATAACGATAGTAGAATTAAGTTCACACGGGAAGACTTGAAGGCACTGCGGGGTAAGGATCTAGCTTGTTTCTGCGCTCTTTCCGATCCATGCCATGCTGACGTGTTGATTGAGATGGCGAACAAGGAACTATTATGACTCACGTAAATTCAAAATGCTGCGAGACATGCGCTCACGGTGTCGGTGAATGGGACCACGAGGCCGCTATGCCTGTGTGGTATTGTTACAAGGATCAGTTTGGGAGCGAGCAATGCGGCTGTTATGAGCGCGATCCGGGGAGTGAAGGATAATGCTAGAATCTGAAACATGTGAAAAATGGTGTCCTGCTGTGCAAGTCATTGTTGCAAAGAATGGGGACATTATAACCAATCGTATGGACCATGAATATTCTACGTCGGAATGTATCGGGAGCAATTGCATGGCCTGGGTTGAGGAGGGTGTTAGGATGACTGATGAAGGAATGTGCCCATCTGGACGTTGCGGATGGGTGAAACGTGGATGAAAGTAATAATCGAGCTACCGTACCCACTGCCGACCTGGAACAGGTTACTGGCATGCCACCAATGGCAAAGGATGAAAATCCGTCATTTGATTCACCAGTCACTATCCGGGTTATCAGTTATCGAAAGAGGGAGCATGATACTGATGGGATTAGCGCAAAAGCCGTTATCGATGGACTTGTGGGAATTGGAATACTCGCAGATGATTCGACCAAACAAGTCAAAAGCGTTACATTTGAAAGCCGCAAGACCGAAAAGGGCGAAAAAGAAAAGACTATAATTGAAATTGATGACAACCTGGGAGAATGATATGCCTGATGATACTCAAGAAGAGGCGCTAGATGATAAAGTCGAATCAATGAGGCAGCAGGTCGAAGACCTTAAACCAAACCCAAGAAATGCAAAAGGAATGCCACACCCCACACAGGAGGAAGTAATCAATCGGATTGAGTGGATAAATAGATCTCTCAGGCAAGACCTTAAGTCCGCTCGGCTATTAGTTGATCGTTACGATTATGATAACCGCAAGCTGCAGAGGGAAAATAAAAAACTTAATGGTAAAATGAAAGCCAGAAGGAATATTGATCGACTTAATGAATTGAAAGAGAAGCTGGCACCAGCAAGACGGCGACTTTCGAAAGCATTTAAATACTAGCGAGGTGGGCGAGATATGGGTAAAAAGATCGATGGCTTGTTTGCATACGTAATAGTCCAGTTCGAGTTGATTATGGACTATTTTCTTGATGTTAATGGCAGGATAGAATCCATTGAAATTGAAATAGAGGATATTAAACGTAGGCTGGGAGACGTGGAAACGCATGTTATTGGTGACGGTAAGTTTACTGCTATAACTGAGGAGGAGGCTGAATTAATCCTGAAGACCAGGAAAAATACAGGGGGACTGAACCGTTTACGTAAACATTGGTTTAATACTTCTGCTTGAGTGTATTGGAGTTTTGTAGTAAAGTGTTACTGATAAGGGGAAATTCATGAAAAAGAAAGCGATGAAACGGGAAGTGAAGCAATACCGGATACTTATGGAGATGATCCGGCAGAAGGAAAAGGCGGCTTATCTGTCGGGTGGAGATGGTGGGGGAAGTGTATGGTTTTTTATTGGCGACTTGGGTGCGTATGATGTTCAGTTCTTGACAGACGATGAGGTTACGGCGGTAAAGAAGCATAGGATTGCTGAGGTGGCAAAGGAGCATAAGGCTATGATGGATGATAAGAAAGAGAAGATGGATCGTGAGCAAGCTATAAGGGACATGCATTACTGGCTTGCTGGGATGAAAAGCAGTAATGAGGCGAAAAAGGACATTGAGCAATTTCAAAAAGAAGTACGTGATAGGGACTGGCTGGATAAGGTAGGGGCCAGCAATGGATAAATACACAGAGCTATTGCAAAAGAACAAGGAAAGGAACAACAATATCTTTGTGTCAGTCATGAACGGGGAGACCCTAGAAAGGGAAGGGGCGCGGCATGATATTTCACGCGAGAGAGTGAGGCAGATAGTCCACCGGCTACTCCGTAACGCGGTAAGAATCGCAAGCATGAAGGGACACCCGATAGACAAACCTAAATCCATGAGAGATGCTAGAAAAAACAAGGAGTTATATCTGCGCATTCTAGGTCTCATGCCAAAAAAAGAGAATCAGAAGTTTTACTACAAGGTGAAAAGCAGGAAAGGAGGTAGAAGTGGGACGTCTATTTGAAATTTCACGCTCTGATGCAGAGGCTATTGTTGATCTGTTCGAGGCAACTGGCATACAGGAAAGGATTGATTTTGCTGCAGAATTAAGGGAAGAGTTCGGTATGGCTAAGTGGGATGGTGTGATGCCAGTCTCGCTGTGTGTAAGCGAGGTTTGTGCACGGTATCTATACCAGCCATTATTCGTATCTCCATGGAGAGAGCTTTCCACGAACAATGATATTAAAGGGCATAGCAATGGCTAACAGAGTAGGCCGACCTACAAAGTACAACGAGGAAATATTAGAAGACTCGTGGTATTACCTTGAAAACTATAAGCTTATTGGGGATGAGATACCGATGCTGTGTGGCCTTGGGCAGTATCTGGGTATCCACAAAGACACTATCCAGGTGTGGGCGAAGGAGGAGGGGAAAGAGGAGTTTTCCTTATTAGTAGGGCTAATCAAGCAAGCACAGGAGTCCAGATTGATTAATGGAGGGCTTAAGGGCGAGCTTAACGCCACGATTACCAAGCTAGTGTTGGCTAGGCATGGGTACACCGACAAGCAGGAGCTTACAGGCGCTGATGGCGGCCCTGTCCTGCCTACTGAGTACGTTGTTACGTTTAAATGACTTGGGGGTTGATATGGAAGGAGTAAAATATTCTTATGCGGAAAGGAAAGGGCTAGAATATTCTTATGCGGAAAGGAAAGGGCTAGATAGTGAAGCCATAGAGCTAAGGAAAATGATCCGAGATAATGGCGATCTGATTGCTTCGTTGATCGAAATTGTAAAGAGGATGGAGGTCCAGAACGAAGATATTCTGGGTATTAAGTTAACCGAGAAGTAAATAACCTGGGGAAATAACTATGGGTAAAAAGCTTGATGCTATATGGGATTACATGATTGAAATGGGCCGTGATGTGATGGGTATCGATATGCGGTCATTCAGCAACGAGGAACGGATAACAGCACTTGAGGCGGAGGTGAAGGGGATTCTTGCCGATACGATTAAAATAGGATGCCTGCCACCAGAAGAAGATAATAGCATATACAAAGCATGGCCTTCAGAGCCGCTTATAAAGTTCCATGACGAGAAGAGGATGGAAAGACTTGCCGCCCTAAGGGCAGAGCTAGGCACTGTGCGGATGTTGTTAAATGAGGCATGTGATAACGGTGACTATGCAGGTAGAGATCTATACGGGCACAGAGTAGGTATTTTAAATCTTGAAGTCAATCGACTTGAGAGGGGGGGAGAGTCATGACTAAAGCGAAACAGAAAATATCAACCGATGGGATAGTAGCAAAGCTTGATGATATCTATAACTACACAGGTGTCCTGCTACATGAGATGACAGACGTTGATGCATGTACTGACATGCTTGAGGTAAGGCGGGAGATAAGACTGTTGCGTATGAGCATCAAGCCATATCCATCAAGCATAGTGAGTAAGGATGAGGGTGAGTTAAGCATAGCGAGTGCAATGAGCAAGGATTATGGCCAGCCCGTGAAAGATCCAGATAAATTCCTGAAAGAGGTGATGGCTGAGGTCATGGGCAATCAGCTATATCCAAAATGAACCTAACACAAGAACGATTAAAAGAAGTCCTGCACTATGACCCCGAGACAGGGGTGTTTACCTGGCGGGTTTGTTTGTCTAATGTTACCCCTGTTGGGTCTGTCGCTGGAACTTTTATTGGGTCTGTTGCTGATCGGGCTAGAGGGAGAATGTACCGGTCAATAAAAATTGATCGTGTGGCATACAGAGCGCATAGGCTTGCGTTTCTTTACATGACAGGGGAATTCCCGGCAGATGAAGTGGACCATATCAGACATGATAGGTGTGACAATAGATGGAAGGCTCTAACAAAGGCTACAAGGCGAAGTAATTGTCATAACCAATCACTACGAGAAACAAGCAAGACAGGGCACATTGGGATCAGCCTCAAGAAGAACGGGCAATATTATGTATGCATTGCTCACAAAAACTGTGGTGTTTATGATAGCCTAGAAGATGCCGTCGCTGTATCACGAAAGAAGTACAAGGAACTAGGATACCATCCAAATCATGGGAAATAAGTTAACTACTGGGGAGTAATACAATGGGAACAGAAACTAAGGGCCTGCTGGAAACCATCGATAACCTTACAGCTGTTAATGAGCTGAATGAAAAAGTTATTTCCGAGATGCAATGCGGTAACGATTACCTTCGGGACAAGTGGTATGCGGCAAAAGAGGCGGGTTCCTCTCTGGCTGAGGAGAAAAAAGAGTTAGAGAAGGAGAGGGATGCCTATAAGGAGAAGGCTGGCTACCTGCGCGACGACAACACTAATCTAGAGCGGCAGCGGGATGATGCTAAGGAGCAACTAAAGCTTGTAGAAAAGGAACGGGACGCTCTACGCGAGGATAATGCCAGGTTAGCGTTCGATAATCATGTTGAACGCTCACATAAAGCCGACGCGCTAGAGATGCAGTTGTTCCAGCTAGAAGAGAAGTATGACCTTCTAGCAGATGCTATGAGCGACTATTTTTTGCGGAAATAAGATAGCTAAGAGGGGAGGAAAGAACATGGCACTAGATCAATTACATAAGACCTACATCGCTATTAGCGAGCATAATGACGAATTGGAGGCTGACTTATCGCAGGCGCGGCATGACTTGGTTGATGCACGCGCGTGCAACTTTAACCTCAGGAGGGCATTACATAAAGCAACCCATCCGTGGGTATTAGTGGACGATGACCTGCCGAGTAATAATTCGCCTGTATGCGTCCATATTAAGGTTGAGGCAGATCGTGGGCATCGCTACATGGTATCTATGGGCCGGTACATGCATGACGGTGATGAGCCCGGGTGGCAGGTTGGGGACAAGACCGCAGTCGTTTTATGCTGGGCGTATTTCCCTGATAACCTGCCGTACTTCGATCAATGATCTATGTATGAGTTGTCTAGTACAAAACTCAGAGATACCAATAATCTACAGCCCTATGGCGGAGGACTACAGGTATAAAGTCCTGTATGGGGGCAGGAGCGCTGGCCGGTCCTGGAGTATAGGCAGGATACTGCTAAACAAGGGCATAAAAAAACCCCTTCGTATCCTTTGTACAAGGGAGCTACAAAAATCCATTAAACAATCAGTTCATCGCCTGCTATCTGACCAGATACGGTTGATGAACATGTCGCATCTGTATGAGGTCCAGCAGAATGCGATATATGGCCCTAATGGGACAGAATTTACGTTCCTCGGTGTGCGCGCCAATCCTGAAGAGATCCGGTCAATGGAAGCGATCGACATCTGTTGGATCGAGGAGGCGCACAGCCTTAGCGAGGGGTCATGGGATATTATTGACCCGACAATACGCAAGGAGGGATCGGAAATATGGTTATCATTCAACACAAGATTTAAGTTTGACTATGTATATCAACACTTTATCGTTGATAAGCAGCCGGATGCGCTCGTTATCAAGTCCAACTACATGGATAATCAGTATAATTCTGATGTGGTGATCAAGCAGGCTGAAAACCTTAAGGTCGTCGACTACGAAAAATACCTCCATATCTGGATGGGTAACCTCAAGCGGCTGGCAGAAGGGGCCATATTTGGTGCACAAGTCACCCAAGTAAGTAAAGATGGTCGATTATGCTTTATTCCGATACAGAAAAACTGTGAAGTTATGACTTTTTGGGATGTCGGCAAAGATGATCCAACGGCTGTATGGTTCATGCAAAAAACGGGCCAGCAATACAAATTTATTGATTATTTCCAAGGCAGGCTAGAAGAGATTGAATATTACACTAGGTTTGTCCGCAGCCGTGACTACTTGTATTCTATGCATTATTTTCCCCATGACGCAGATCATGATAGACTAGGGATGTCAAGGAATATCAAGCAGCAATTTGTTGACGGAGGAGTAAAGCCCGCTACTGTAGTAGACAGGATAGGGCACAAGGCTACTGCCATAGCGTTGGCGCGGGAATGGTTTGCAAGGTGCTGGTTTCATTTGGGTGACGATGGAGATACGCCGGTTGAGGAGTGTGACGGGTATTACGAGTGTGACGATAAGCACATGCTGACACGTGCAACCCGGATGGAACGGGGTTATGCGACACTGTGTAACTATCGGTACAAGTACGTTGAGGAGGACGATGTATATCAGCGCACACCACACCATGACAGGGCTAGTAATGGGGCAGATGCCTACATGTGCTTTGCTCAGGCAGATATGGACAGGCAGGCAGGGATGTCAGACTGGAGTAAGCCGATTAACTATTAACTGGGGAGAATAGCATGGAAAATGACACCATAGAATCAGTATTTGTTCGTGCTGCGAGATTGCAGGATGAGCTGGAACATGTGTTTTGCTCAATGCAGGAGGCTTTTGTGAGCCTGCCTGACTCTAATGACCCTGGGGAGGGACAACAGGATACAGCAAAGGATGAGCGGACTTGAGCTTGTAGAAGACACAGAAGAGACGACGGAGGGGGTTGTTGAGCCCCATATGACAGACAGCGAGCTTGTTTCTGTCTGCACGAATGAGGTAAGTCGCGGCACAGGCGGGTCAATATCATCTGATAATGATGCGAATATTACGCTGCCGATAGAGTATTATTTTGGACGGGCTCCCGGGTTAACGGGTACTAGGGCAAAAGACCCTAATGCAAGTCGATATGTATCTATGGACGTGATGGACGCTGTAGAGGCTACGGTTGCCGAAATCATGCCGACGTTTACCTCTGAAATGATCGCACTCTATTCCCCTGAAGATGAGCGGGACGAGGATCAAAGCAAAACAGAATCCGAACTCGTAAACAATCTATTTTTTGAAGAGTACGACGGTTATACCCTACTCCAGGTAGCACTTAAAGATGCACTCCTGAACCGTAACTGTACGGCTAAAGCCTATTGGGATGAAAGGGCGTATGTCGAATATGAGGTAATAGAAAACATCCCTGAAATGGCACTAGCTATGGTGATGACGCCACAACAGCCTGACCAGAAAATAGATATTCTAGAGCAGATTGTGACAGAAGAGGGCAATCCTGGCGCTATCATTGCATTGCAGGCTGAGGCGGACGGGTTGACAGAGATGGAGTCTGCAGTCGCAGCACAAAGCCCGCAAGTACAACAGGTTGCACAGCAGGCCATGATGGCCGCGCAGGATAAGTTTACGATTAAAGTCAGGCGTACAACGGTAAAAGGAAAACCAGTAATAGAGTCTGTTGCTCCTGAAAATGCGGTTGTCGCAGGCAGTCATAAATCACCATACCTCCATGATGCCAGGTTCTGCGCTCATGACATGAGTGTGACCGAATCAGATTTAATAGAACAGGGTTTTGAAGTTGACCAGGTTAAAAACCTGCCGACCTACAGCACAAACATCGAGGAAGAGGCCAGATCGCGGGATTCTGACGAATACGACTACACCTCTCAACATCACTCAACACGATTAATTCGCGTATATGAGTGCTATCCACTGATTGATTTTGATGGTGATGGCATTGCAGAACGGCGTAAGGTCAGTATTGCCGGAAATGAGCTATTACGATATGAGGACGGATCAACAGCGAACGAAGAGATAGACGATGTACCGTTGATTGGTGGTGTGACAATGGTTAACCCTCACAAGTATCAAGGTATCAGTATGTTTGATCGTCTGAAGCAAATCCAGGACGGTAAAACTCCAATATGCAGGGCTATTATTGACGGGACTCTGCTATCAGCTCACCCGCGCGTTGGTATTTTAGATGGTGATGTTAACTTGGACGATATGCTTGTGACTCGTACAGGCGGTAACGTGAGGATGAAAAGAATGGACGCTGTAATGCCGTTCCCGAATCCAGAGGTTCCTCCGTCTAGCTATGCTATGCTTGATTGGTTCGATAAGGTGCGGCGAGATAGGGGCGGTGGTGCTATTGATACGGCAAATACTGCACAGGCTATGCACGGTGATGCAGGATTTGTTGTGGATCGGGTGATGGGTGCTATGGAGCTTAATAACGCTGTCATGGCCAGGTCATTCGGCGAGACCCTTATCAGAGGTATATTTATCGAGATCCATAACCTTTTGAGAAAACATCATAAGGGTACTATTTCATCAAAGGTCGGCGGGCGGTGGATTAACTCAACACCATCAGAGTGGCGGACTCGTACCAATGTGGTTGTACAGATAGGTAGCAGCCATACAGAGCGGTCGCGGCAGGCTGGCGTTGTCAGGGAGGTCATTAAAGAGCAAAAAGAGCTACTGTCTGTTGGTTCTGTCCTCGCCGATGAAAAGAGGCTATATACAGCAGAGACTGACATGGTGAGTTTGGCGGGTGTAAAGAATCCCGACAGATACTTTGTTGACCCTGAAAGTCAGGAAGGGCAGGCAGCTCAGCAACAGAGCGATGCAGAGTCTGCACAAGAAAAGCAAAAGAATGAACAGATACAGGGCGCTATGCTTAAGTCTCAACTGGATCTAGGCCGGGCTGAACTGATGAAAGGGGAGGCTGATATTCAGGCCCAGCACGTTAAGCTTGAGGTAGAAAAGCAGAAACAACAAGACGCTAGTGTTATAGCCATGCTTGAGATGAAGCTTGAGCAGATGAAACAGGATGCACAGGATTATAAGGACGGTGCAGCGCAGCGGTTTGATTACGAAAAACTGGCAAGCGATAACGCCATAAGGATCACAGAGCTTGAAATGCAAGCTAATCGTGATATGAGTGCACAGGTAGAAGAGAATGCTAATGAACTTGGGGAGGATTAAATGAAACCAATAACCGCACCAGAAGAGCGTTACGCCCGGATTATGGTGGAGGATGATGCAAAAGACCTTATAGCTGAACGTATTCAGGATGGACTATTCCGAAGATGGCTAAGGGCTACACCAGAAGAGATGAAAGAACTCCGAAACCTATCGCATGCGGTCAATCTGGTATTTAGAGAATGCAGAATTATACTTAACGAAGTAAACGACCTGGAGGAGAAAAATGAGCGGGAAAAATGACGTTAATGCGGTACGTGAGCTGTTTGCAGCGCAAGCACCTACTGAGCAACCGGTAGCTACTGAGGAGTCAGCAGATGCTCAGGAGGACGCCGCTGTTGAGCAGGTTGCTGACCTGTTAATTGACAGCGCAGAGCCTATTGAGCAGGAGACTGAAGAGTCTGAACCTGTCTCTGAGGAGGCTGTATCTGAAGAGGCTGAACCGGCTGATAGTTACACCGTCACGTCACTAGGGGAAGCTATCGGGTTTGAGCCATCCCAGATGTATGATGTTGAGGTTCCGATGGGTGATGGAGTTGAGCCGGTTAGGCTTGGTGATATTAAAGACAAATATCAGGAAGCAAGCAAAGAAAGGGCTCGACTTGCTGCAGAGAATACTGCACTAAAGGAAACCGCTGGTAAGGCCAGCCAGCATGCGCAGGAAGTGGACCAGGGGGTAGTAGACGCCAAAGCTGCACTTAAATCTGTGGTAGACCAATATCAGTCGATAAATTGGCCTGAAATGGAGCAACAGGACCCAGGGAAGGCTGCATTATTGCGCCAGCAGTATCAAATGGCCGCTGCAAATGCAGGCGAAAATGTCAACAGGGCAATATATGCTGCTGAAATGGGTCAGCGTGAGGCAATGGGTGTGCTGCGTGCTGAAATGATAGAGCACCATCCTGCATGGAGCGACCCGGCTGTTATGGACGCCGATCACGGCAAAGTGCGCCGTTTGATGGAGGGTGCTGGGTGTAAAAGCGAAACAGTAAACCGCATAAGGGACCCACAACTTATAGAGTTGATGCTTGAACTAGATGGCCTAAGGGGTGAAAAAGGTGCGGCAACTGAAGCCATGAAGGTTGTACGCAAGGCACCCAAGCGAATCCGGGCCACAGGGACGCCAACATCACAGAAAAAAGGTGTTACAGTTCAAGGGCTTAAGAAGGGGATACGGGGAGCACCTGTTGGCGGTAAAAAGCAGGCTGAAACGGATGCGGTAAGGATGTTGCTTGCAAGGGGGCTGGCGGAATGATCACCACGGAGATAATTGTAAGGACTGGCAATCGCCATACGGATGAACATGGCAGCGTGTCATGGTCAGATGATTTTAAGAGGACTTGCTGCATAACCTCACCTGATATTGATAGAGACAAGATTTATATGGAAATTGATTCAGCCCTTGATGTGATAGAGAGATACAGAGATCTGGATTAATTATTAATTATGTGCTAGTGTTTCAATAACCTGCATAGAGATGTGCAAATTATCAAGTAAAGGCGAGTAGCTTCTTGCTGGTAAGGATAAAGGTTAACACAACTTTTTCTTAACTATTAGGAGGCTACTATGACCAATATAAACCTTACCGCTGCGGATCTCGCAGCGGTTCCCGTGCGCGGAGCAATACACGAATCGCTCATGAATGCCGTGTATGATATATCTCCCGACCCCAGAGTAATATGCGATCAGACAGGCACCATGGATTCGGGAAACACCCTAAAAGGGTGGATTCGTGAATCACTAGAAGTTGCCAATCCGCGAAATGCGCGGGTGTCTGGTTCAGACTCTACCGGAAACGATACACGGACCGGTGAGCGTCTTGAAACTTACCACCAGATTGCATCCAAGACCATCAAGGTCTCTGACCGTGCAAGCAACTCCGATACTGTAGGCTCAAGCGATGAGTTGATTCGCCAGCTTATCAAGCGTCAGCGAGCGCTCCGGCGTGATGAAGAGTCAACCTATGCATCTCGCGGCATTGCTCAGGAAGGCGACGGTTCTACGGTTCCAGGTTGGACTGCCGGCGTTGGCGGATGGATTGGTGTGCCGCAGTTCAACATCGACACGGGTGATGATGACCCTAGTACAACCCCTGGTTCTACTTCATCCAATAACTCAATACGCGGTGCCGGATTAGGTGCGGACCCTATTCTCTCTAACACCACGAGTGGTGGCGGATATCCAGCTACAGAGGCGGGTGTCGGCGATACTTGGGCATGGTCTGAGACTGCCACCAAAAACATGATGAGGGCGGCTTACGAAAATGGTGGACAGCCTTCCGTCGCCATGTCTACTCCTGCTGTAATCGAGATTATGTCCGATTATCTGTTCACCAGCTCGGCGCGTGTTGCAACTTTGCAATCCACTGCACCACAGGGTAACAGGGTCGACAATAGCTCAGGTGATGGGCAATCGACTGGTGGCATCGTAGCTCAGGGCTCCGTAAATGTGCTAGTAACAAATTTTGGCACTTTATTCCTGACCCCCAATCTTTTCCAGCCTGATTCAGAGGCTGGCGTATCTGCAGATCTGTATTTGCTTGATATGGAGCTTTGGGAACGGTCGTATCTGCAGGGTTATGAAACCAAGGATCTGGCACGTACAGGTATCGCGGAAAATCGGGAAATTACGGTTGACTTTGCGTTGTGTTGCCTGAATCCAGAAGGTAATGCGGTGGTGGCTGACGTTTCAACCACACTAGCGGGTACTGTTTAATAAATCCCAATTGGCGGGGTGAAATCCCCCGCCTTTTTTTAGGAGGTAAAAAATGGGAGATGATGAAGTTTATGTTCCGCCAAAGAAACGGGGGCGGCCTAGAAAACCCCCGGCTGACGCTACACCTGTAGTTGAGGAGCAAGTAGACAAAACCTATGTGAATGTGACAAAGGTTAACGTATTCACCCAGCATGGCAGGTGTCCTCCGGGTGCTCATGTAGTCCTAAGTGATGAAGATGCAGCAAGGTATAAGGGGAGGCTGGCATGTCTGATGTAATCGGCTACGGTAGTAATTCAAAGACAATCGGTAAGTCTGAGGACGGTAAATTCTATGTTCAGACCACCTTCTACGATGACGCTGCACTCCACAGAAACAATGATATCCGGCTCTCAGGGATGCTCAATAAGGGGAAGCTGGGGCTTCATGAGAATGAGGACATCAGGGGGGTAATTTCATGTCCGTCAGTAGAGCAGTGGAATATCTTTAAAAAGAAGCATAAGCCGACTATGGATCTGCTTAACTCTAAAGATGAAAGTACGAGAATGAAAGGGTTTAAACAGGTTGAAATATTGGAGCCTAATTGGGTAGTTTATTCAAGAACGTAGGAGATTATCATGGCTGGTAAATTGTGTTTCGGGGAGCCAAAGAACAATGCATGGTATCCGCGTACTGCAAGAGCTTTTTGCGAAGGTATGCAGAACAGATATAACGCGGTTACGCTGGTAACTGAAAATCCGCATGAGATCGGGTCTGAAGACTCGGACGCGTGGATTTTAGGCTGGACTGTTTCTGACGACGCCGTAGGTACTACGATAGACCCGGCTGATGCCCCTTGTTGCGCTGTACCTCATGGTGTTGTGCCAGCGCCATAATGCCAGCCAAAAGCAAGGCACAACAGAAATATATGGGTATGTGTGCTAACAAACGCAAGAAAGGGTGCCCGCCCAAATCAGTGGCTCGCAAGTTTGCACGCAAGCCTAAACGCGGCTACAAATAACGGTATCGGTTTACTGGTTCCGTTGCGCTTTCAACCTCCCCAGGTCGGCGCATAAATACCAGCTAAATTTGCGAGATTGATATGCCCGGATTACTACAGCAAATAATTAGTGGTGAGCTGAACAGGGCAATGAATGCGCCGCTTAATCCTCAATTCTCATCTGGCAACCTTGCGGCGGACAGGCTTGTCCAGGAGCAAACGGGTCCACCTGCGACTATCGGCGGTGCTGTTAAGACGGGTATGGAGTTCTCTCCTGGTCTAGGTGATGCTATGGCTCTAGAACAGGGTATCAGGGAGCTACAATCCGGCAACATAGGTGCAGGGATGCTTAACATGGCCACTGCCGTTCCTGGTATTGGTGATGCGGCTATGTTGGCTAAGATGGGTGGTGGCATCTTACCGGGCCTGATGACGGCCTATCACGGTACCCCGCACAGGTTCCCGCCAACAGAAAGCAACCCGCTAGGTGAGTTCGACCTGTCAAAGATCGGCACGGGTGAAGGTGCGCAGGCTTATGGGCATGGTATATATTTGGCTGAGGACCCAGGGACGGCTAAGAGTTATCAGGTTGATCTTGCGCCTGGGCGCGGCACTGATCCAGCTGTGATAAGGGGGTATGAACCCGGCCTCCCTGCCGGTGTGTCCGGCAAGTGGGGTTTATATGACAAAAAAACAGGCTACCAAGATACCGACTTTTACTTTGACACAGAAGCTGAAGCGCAGAAGTTTATAGATAATGCAGATGAACAGGCAGGCCATCTCTACGACGTTGACCTCCCCGACGAACAGATAGCCAAGATGCTGGACTGGGATGCGCCGTTGAGTGAACAGCCGGAGAGTGTGCGGAAAGGGATCAAACAGGTTGTTGATTATCAAGATTTTGATGATTTTGATAACCTTGCTTTAGCTGCTGTTAGGGGTACTCACCCTAGAGGTGGGTATGATCCTGTTGGAAAAGATATATATCAAGAATTGAGTGATTTATATAGCGATGCAGGATCTTTAGATCCTTCTGTAATGGCGTCTAAAGAGCTGAACACTCTCGGCATCCCCGGAATCAAATACTATGATGCAGGCTCTAGAACAGCAGGCGAAGGAACACGTAATTTCGTAATGTTTGACCCATCCGTATCAACCATAATTGGCAGGAGGTAGGAAATGGCAAATAAAGGTAACAGATTGAAATCCGCATTATCACAGATGAAAGGTGGCGACCGCATGTCTGCTTATACTGAGACTGACGGATACCCGAACCGGCGAGCAAGGGTCACGGTTAAAAAGCGGCCGACTCGCAGTCGTAGAGGCCCCAGTGCTGGCTTGACTGGAACAGGAACGCTGTCACGTGCAGCCGGTGCGCTCCGTAGTCGCAAGCGCAAGCAAGATAAGATTTACTAATGGCTATAGCCAATTACAGCGACCTGCAGGGATCTATCATCACATGGGCGGCGGCCGATGAGCCGACGTTTATCTCAACTGTGCCCGATTTTGTCAGCCTTGCAGAGGCTGTAATTCGTAGAGAACTTGACCAGTCAGCACTTGATACAGAAGAGTCATTCACTCCTGTAGCGGACATTAACGGCGATTATCCAACAGACTACACTGTATCGCTGGGTGACTTCCGTGGTATCCGGTCAATAACTTTTGGAACCGGTAACAACATACAGACAGCGGACTACCGGACTCCGGAAATGTTCTCGCTTGATACGCAGCGGTCAACTGGGGCAGCGCCTGGTACTGAATCTGCATGGATTTATACAATCCTTGACGATGTTATCCGGTTCAATCGGGGGCCGACTGCGGATTTTGTTATTGTTTACAAGGCTGTTCTCCCTCCCCTTACTGACCTTGCCCCGACTAATTGGTTGATGACTAATTTCCCTGATGTTTATCTACGCGGGTCTATGGTTGAGGCTTCGGCATTCAGGAAGGACGTGGAAGCTGAAGCTACATGGCAGACCCGCTTTACCAATAGCCTGAACCAGATGAAGAGATACCTTGAGAATCGCAGATATGCAGGTGTATCGCTTACCACAAGGGTTGCATAATGTTTGCTCAGGCGAAACTAGGTGATTTGTTACCTGATAACCCTGATAGAGACAACCCAGGCCTGGTTCGTGCCGATAACGTACTGCCAAACGCTACCTCATATACTCCTGCTAATAACATAGTTGAGGAGTCAAGCGCACTTGATAGCCTATGTAGGGGGGCTGTTGGCCTTACTGATGACCTTGGTGTAGTTCACAACTATGCAGGTGACTTACACGACCTGTACGAGCGTAAAACGGATACAGACGAACCTGGCGGCATAACGTTTGTCCGGATCTCAAGGGCTCCTAATACCGCGCCTCCTGCATACAACTATACTCTTCCAGAGACGCATAACTGGGATTTCACGCGAGCAGTCAGCCTTGTGACGGGGGCCAGTAGCGTAATTGTGGCAAATGGCATTGACCCGATACAGGAACAAGTTGGGTTCAGCGGTAATTTTGAGGATATGTTGCCAACAAGCGGGGCAGATGACCCACTAAACGAAAATACAGATCCTATCCCGACACTCCGATATATTGCCCCTGTCCGAGAGTTTATCATGGGCGGATGGACGGCTGCGCAAACAAATCTGCTTAAATGGTCGGCTATTGGTGATCCAAACTGGTGGACGCCTACTTTTAACCAATCAGGTGAACAATTATTGCCGCGTGGTGGCCAGATAACAGGAGTTGTCGGCGGTGAATACGGGGTAGTGTTCTGCGAGCAATCCATTTACAGGATTAACTATGCCGGTGATCCGGAGATTGTTTTCCAGATAGACGAGATCTCACCCGGCCATGGAACGACTGCACCAGGCTCTATTGCTCAATACGGTGAAAATATATTCTTTATTGATACCGATGGCTTTTACATTTTCAATGGATCTACGGCTGAACCTATTGGATCAAACCGGTTAAATGATACGTTCTTGAAAGATTATGACAGCGAATTCTCTCAGCGTGTTATATCTGCCGTAGATATAAGTCGGTCGCTGATTTGGTGGGGATACCCTAGTAATGAGGCCAGGACAGATTCAAATGGTGAAAAAGTACCAGACAAGATTATAGTCTATGACTGGACAAGTGGACGCTTTGCCGGTCCCCTGTTCATGGAGGTTGAGGAGCTTGTCTACTCGGAGACTTCCACCTCGTTTATGTTGGATGATGTGACTCCAATTAACTTCCCTGATGTGCCAACTATCAATGCAGGTGCAGATGTTGACCTTGATCAGTTTCCGTACCAGCTTGATGCTGGACTATTCAAGGGGGGCAATCCAAGGATGCAGGCATTCAGCTTTAACCACAAGCAATCATCCTTTACAGGACCGCCTCTACGCGCAAGTATCGAGGTAGGTGAGTCCATGCTTGTTCCGGGTGGGAAGGCGTTTGTAACCGGCCTTAGGGCACTTGTGGATGGCAACACGCCGAACATAACTGTAAGGACGGGCACGCGTAACGCCACCTATGGCGAGGTCACCTGGTCTGCCGAGCGACCGCCAAACCCTAGAACAGGATCATCAGAGTTTCGGGCGAACGCATTTTACCATCGATTCGAGATTAATGTTGACGGTGACTATGACCACATATTTGGCGGCGAGGTAACGTACACAGGGGCGGGGTCTCAGTGAGCGAAATAAAAAACTACCCCCGGATACCTGTCAGACTTAAATCATGGGAGGAGTGGTTACGGCGTGGATCTGCGGCAATAAACTATCTCCTTTTACACCTTGGTAGCACAAGTGATGACCTGGACGATCACACGCCAACCAATCCGCCAACACCCCCGACAACTTCAGACAACTGGAACGCACACGGCAATGATGGAGTAGGCGGTGGTGGGTTCAGTTTAGATAATAACCTGGATATGCCGTTAACGTTTTCCTACCAGATCAATGGCGAAGATATGGTGGCACGGAATACAGATTTAGAGTTCACGATAGGGCCTAATAATAACAATTTTCCTGGAAATATTGCCGCCAATCCCAACATTATTATGGGATATGGCTGCAGCAGTTTTAGCGGTTCTCGGCATAGCCTGAATGTAGGTTTAGATAACCAGGTTTTATGGAGGAATAGTGTAGGAGTAGGGATTGATTTACTGGTAAGTAATGTAGTTGGGGGAAAAAATGCTGTATTTGGCTATGAGTGCACAGGCGATGACGGATCAGCGGTGTCAGGGGTTGGATGTTCATCATTTGGCGGCGTATCAAACGGGATTGATAGCACAACAAATGCACAGACTTCTGTGGCATCGGGAATTAATTGTGTTTCAGATGGCGCCTTTGTTTACACATCGGGGGTCAACTGCAGTGCTACAGCGCTTAATAACTCAATGGCTTTTGGTATTAACTGTGAGGCGAATGGGCAAAATGTTGGGTCTATCGGTATTGGTGTTAGAAACTCTGTTGGCAACACATTAAAGATCGGTCCCAATAATTCTACGGCGATAGTTGTAGCAGGCAATGGGTTAGGCGTTGCCATAGATGACCCGCAGGCAAGGCTACATTTGGGACCGCCAAGCCCGACAACTCCTGCAATTATAATGGAGACCTCTGCATTTGGCCCTATAAATTCCCCAATTGCTGGCGCTATAGAATACTCCGCACAACCTGTATTTGGGCTTAATATTGCCAGCAGTACGGTAGGGGCTCCTGCGCTATTAACGACAGCATCCCCCCATGGAGTAACCACAAGTGGAGTTGCTCAATTCACAACAGTTCCAGGTGGTACATTTTCCCCTCAAATACTCGGAAATCAAAGTATTTCGTTCACGGTAACCGGTCCAAGCACTATTACTCTAGATGCTTACGAGTGTACGGTCGCTGGTGTTGGCGGCGTAATGAATTACACTAACGGCGATCATTACATATGGTTCACACATGCCGATCTTGAGCGGAGCCAGGTAGTAACCAACCGCACTATTGAAATAGATGGATCAGTAAACCCATATATTGCACTTGTCGAGGATTCTAATATCCTTGTGGATACAAGTACAGCGGTTGCGGCTGTTACAGTGCAGCTCCCGATGGCAGCATCTGCTATTAACCGGGTTATGAATGTTTCGCTGCAGAATGATCCAGGAAATCCACCTTTGCAAAACGTAATTATTCAGCCGATTCTAGGTGAGACTATAAACTTCGTTGCTTCTGCCACCATCCTTGTGGCGGCGGCTGGCACAAGCTTACAGATCACAAGCACAGGAACAAGGTGGGCCATAATATGAGTTTCACTCCGATCGCGATTACACATGTCTATGACCCTACTGACGACCCAACGTCAGACAAGACTAATGTACAAGAGGCAATGATTGACCATGCTCAGTCTATAGAGCAGCGTGTGGCGTCAATGTCCGGTGTTGTTGCTGGTGGGATTATGACGTTAGCGGACCCGGCAACATTTGATATATCCGATGGCAATGGCGAGATATTCGATAGCTACACTGAACCCGGAAATACATCAATCATAGAGTTCACATGGTCTGGTTTGACGGGTATTCCATTGACGATTGTAGGCACAGCAGGGTCAACAGATATATTCCTAAATAGTTCAGGCGCCGTTG